GATACCATTGCTTTGACTCTCGGATGATTATACAGATCATTCATCTCTTCATCAGTAAGATCTCCATGCAATAAATAGATATTCGGAGCTTTGTTTCCATATGGAGCAATGATTTGTTGTATTTTTTTCTGCATCTGATCCCTATCTATAATAGAAAACTTAGCAGATGATGTCTTTAAAATTAAGCCTGGCCTTTTACTACTAGGCTTGCGTTTGAAAGCTTCGCAAAAAGTTTTAATCATCATTGCAATATCTTTTCTATCATGGCCGATTGACCCATTTAACCAATGACCTACAAAGAGATAACAAAAATTATCTTTGATACTAGATAATTCTGTTTTTACTTCTGCGCTGATTTGAGCTGTCTTATTAAAAATATGTGTACGAAGACCTTCAAATAATACTTCGCATGGCTTCTCCATACGCAGTTCTCCAATTTTTTGCTTTGTCTTTTCGTCGTGCTTATCAAAAACTGATGACATTATAACATCTTTGGAATGTTCTGAAGTAGTAATAATAAGATCCATTCTATTACAACCTTCTAACTGATCGCCAGGTATGATAGTCGTTTCAAATCCAGCTGTTACTCCTATGTTATATTTACCATGGGGTTGAAATTCACTTGGTATTGATACCTGAATGAAAATATCCGGCTTTCTGGTTATATTTCCTTTAGCAAATCTTTTAAGTATTTCTGAATGCTCTGGGTCAGATGGCTCTAATGCATTCATCGGTGTACTGCCCCATGGTAATGAGAGTATCTCAATATCATAACGATCTTCTTTGATCAATGATAATACTAATTCTCTAGTATGAGCTCCGTATCCAGATCTGGTAGCGACCGGTCCTTGTATAACTATGTATGGTTTCATCTTGTTACTATTCCTGAGTTTTTAATTTCTTCTGATTGCGTTATTTTGTAAAGACTAAATCTTTTTCTAGGCGTCCATGAGTTGAGACATTTATCAATACATTCAGACATCTTATCAGACATTTTTCTTGCTGACATATTAGATTCATCGCCAAGTACCCAATCTCTCCCAGCCTGGCCTGCGTCTGCCCGAAATTCTGGTGACATATCATACCAATATCGTATTGCCCCCGCTACTTCCCGAAAATCTGCTCTATCATCAAAAATGTATGGTGTTTGAGGAGATCCTTGTAATGACCGATTTGATGGAAAAACTGGTCTAGACCATATACCATGCTGTTCGTACCGAGCGGTATGATTACTTGAAAATTCTGTGTCAAATTCAATCCATTTGCCATTTTCATCTTCAAATCTGCAACCATCTTGCAGCCCACCAGTTACATTATTGATAATCGGCGTACCTGCATGTAATGATTCACACCATGAAATACCAAAACCTTCATTACTAGCAATATTAATTGTAACATCAGCTACATTATAAAGATAATTCAAATGTCTAGTATCTACACGTTCCGTAGAGAACATTACATTATATTCAGGGCAAATAGCTTCTTTTACAGCATAAAGATCTGTACCATTACTATCTACCGGTGAAGTATGCATTAATAAACAAACCTTTTCAGCTTTTTCGGCCGGTAAACCATCGCAAAATGTTTTATAAGCTAAAATAACATCGCCTGGTTGTTTTCTTCGTATATTTCTATTGTTCCAAAATAAAACAAACTCAAAATTTGTATCTCCTCCAAATCCTTTTCGAAATTGCTGAAAATTATCCCATTCTGAATGTAGCTCATCTATTTTGAAAAACTGTGTCTCATTTACACCATGAGGAACATATTGCACAGCCCAATCAGGCTTAGGATGTTTACGGAGAACATTTTTGACAATATTCTGTGTTTGTCGTGATATATTCATTAGTAAATCACAGCTCTCATAATACGATTCATTCCAATGCGGATATGGAACATCATCCCAAATATTATAATACATGATAGGAATGGATTGTCTGATTTCTTGTTCAATGTCATATAACCAAGTCCAATATCTAGGATCAGTGAAATGTAAGATAGCATCTGGTTTTTCATGTGCTATAATTTCTTTCAATACAGCTTCATTACCATAACCCGAAAATGGATAGAATCTTAGATATGCATCATGTACTCCTGTTTCCTGAGCAACATCATCTGACGCGTCCATAATTTTTCCGTGGTCTGGGTGTTTAACTGCAGCTGCTAATTGTACCCAATCATACTTATCTATTGTGCCTAACACAAATTCTCTAGACATTACTCCAATACCAGATGGCATTCTTAGATCATCTGATAATAATAAGATTTTTGGTTTTTTTCTTTTCGGCTTGGACTGATCTATCTTTCTAAGCTTTGGTAACTTCATTTGACTCATATATAACCTTTAATATAAATATTTACTTTGATGCTTTTGATTTTTTCATATTGAAAATAAATTTGTCAATTGGCCAGAAAAATAATGCGCCTACAAATTGGAATCCAACTATGGTTGCCCAATAAGGCCAATGGAAAACGTCTTGAAATAAATACATGCATGGCAATGATACTATAATGCCAAGCTGCCACTTTAAATGATATGTTAAATACTGTTTCATGTTATAATTGTAACTGGTTTATCTAATTTTTTTGCTGCCTTTATAGCTGTAGCACAACCGTTAGCAGATTCACCTTGTTGCACAAATACTATCATCACATCACAACATTTTGCAATGAGACCATTACGGTGATGAAACTGAGATACATGGTAAGGTTTTCCATAATAACCCTCAGACATTCCGGAATATAAATTATGCGGTGTATGTGCCGGATTATATTCTTTGTAATCAATACCAAATTCAACAGCATACTTTTTGATCATAGCATCGGCCCCGTGCCGGCCTCCGCCGGAAATGACGAGCAGATCATCGAGAAACTTACCACGTAGAGCTGTTAAAGTCTCTTTCACCTTTCTGCTATTCTGATAGTGTTTACTGCCAATCATTGCGACATTCATACTCGTATACGATCTGATTTGGGACATAATTCTTCAGTATTGAATTGACAATACTTACAGTTCTTCAATGCTTTACCTCCAACCGCTGGGTAATTTTTATTTGTATTGTAACTGCCATCTGGTTGAAAACTATTATTCACAAAGTTATTCACATCTCTTGACAACCGATTCCTAGTCACTGTACCGCTCGACGGAATAAATTCAGTGATACGTTTCTGAGGAAACATTGCCCCTTCAATTAGTTTACGCTTTAATATCATATAACTGATATTGATTTTTTCAACATCGAATCCATATTGTTCGGCAAAATATTTCTTATATAATACCAATTGAGATGCTTTGAGTTTATCTGCTTTCTGATACTTATTCCAACCATGTGTTGATGTCTTGAAATCAATAATTGTTATAGAATTGCTATTTTTATGTCGTATCACAAGATCTATAAATCCTAACATCTTAACAGGTGAAGATTCATTTACTGGATGATATAATGGTACTTCTATACCTAATAATTCATCTGTCCTAGTACTGAAATAACCTCCGCGTTTTCTTTTAAACCAATCTATGATAGCAATACCATCTTCATAAAACTCTTGTAATTCAAACTTGTTAGAGAAATGTTCGCCCATTTCTTCGACGGCTTCTTTATAAAGATTATACATTGTATCTCTAAGTAAACCAGGCAGATCCATTTGATCAGCTGCCTTCACCGTTTTATTGAACATTGTGTCAAGATATTCTTGTAACACTTCATGCATGGCCGTACCAAATATAGTATGTATAGACTGCTGAAATGTTCTGAGTTTCTTTATGTATGCTAATTCCCACTGCTTGGGACATTTGCTATACATTGCATATTGTGAATATGATATTTTCGCAACACCAGACTCAGGTTCTTTGTAATTGTACTTTAGTAACTTATGCATATAACCTTAATATAAGGAAATATTCTAACGATTCCTAATCATTGACTTGATTTCTTTTTCTGATTTACCGTATTTATAGACTATGTCATATAATACCTTTGGTGCCTGCTCAGATAAAATTTCCACATATTGAGTAGCCTCTGCTTTAGACAATTCAAAATGGTCTGCTAATAGTTTTACTAGATCATTATTATACTTTGCCACTTTTTTGCCTTTTATATATTTGAATCTGAATCGCTGTTTTGGTAACAGATCCCAATATAGTTTATATACGTCTCGAACTGATAAAGGACCTATTGTATATTGCTGAAATGCATCTACATATTCTATCAGATCTTCATTCATACTCAACCATCGATTAATCAGATATGGCGAAAATGATTTGCGGTCTGCTTCTGAAAGTGATTCCCAGGGTGTTTTTTTATATGTGATACCCGCAAGGTGATCAAATATAGTAGCTGCTTTCGCCATTTACTTGATTAAGAATTCTTCATTGATATGACCACAATCTGAACATCGGAATGATGGTACGGGTGCGATCTGTTCTTTACCGGTAGGTGATAACAATGCTGATACTCGTTTAAACGCATGTACCTGATTGAAATATCGACATCCGCAATTTTCGCAAACAATATCTGTCATATCTTCTAATTTCAATCCCATGGATCGGCCTGCACTATCATCTGGCATATTGATTGTCTTACTCATAACTTCTATTTTATTTCATTTAACAATTTTATTAACATTGCCATGACGTGAAGTTCCTTGTCAACGGCAAATGTATCCTGATACTGAGCTTCTGCCAATATAAGAATGGCTGCGGCAATACTACCTTCCGCATAAGTATCTAGTTCATCAAATAAATATCTGTACAAGGCCGTAAAGTCCTTCACTTTACTATCATTAATTAGTTGACGAGTATCTCTAAATGCAGTTTTCTTATCAGATGAACCTTTTAAAATCTCCAATAGCTTGGTCATGTAATTTGCCTGAACGAGGCTATTATCATCTATTACCAACTGATTATCAATAATCTGACTTTGACACGAATTCAATATGCGCCTAATATCCGGATATCCTGAATTAATAACTGTAACCAAATCTTGGTTATCATATTTGATATCACGTTCATTTAAGATGTTTACAATACGCTTAGCCACTTCCTTCCTGTTAGGTGGTTCGATAGCAAATGCCTGACATCTGGATTGTATAGGATCGATGATCTTCTCAACATAGTTACATGTCAATATAAATCTACATGTCTTTGAAAAGGTTTCCATTAGATTACGAAGTGCTGCCTGACCATTAGGTGTCATATAATCGGCTTCATCTAATATTACAATCTTCCATTGACGAAATCCTACTGTGCTAGCAAAGTTCTTGATTTTAGTCCTTACCGTCTCAATATTGTTTTCATCTGATGCGTTGATATACATTACATCTGAATCAACTCCTTTTGCGATAATCTTTGCCAATGTAGTTTTACCCGTACCAGCCTGTCCATAAAATAACAGATGCGGAACATCTCCTGACTCTAGATAAACTTTCACTTTACTGACAACATGATCATTGCCAACATACCCATCTAACGTGTCGGGCCGAAACGCTTCAACCCATAGTGTATTCTCCTGATTTCCGAACATATAAACCTATTTTCCAGTTGAACCAAACCCTTCTTCTCCTCGCTCTGAACTTGATAGATTTTCCACCTCTAAAAGTTCGATATGTGGGATTGGCATAATAATTAATTGACCTACTCTATCTCCATCAGCGTATCGCTTTAATGATGGCCAATGAGCATTTTCTTTGAATTTAAATCGTAATTTGATTTCACCTCTATAACCTGAATCTACTACGCCTACTGAATTTGCTAACATCAGATCCTTTTTCGAATTTGATGATCTAGGAAATATCAAACCTACATAGCCTTCTGGAATCTCAATAGCAATTCCTGTATGATATTCTGCAAA